CCAAGATTGGTGCTACCAAGTATTCTGGGCAAGTCTGAGTGAATAGGCATCTAGGCTTTTGGCACTCTGTCGCATGGAAATTGTCAGGATTCTGGCACTTATAGCGATATTTCTCTTCGCAGCCAGTTAGCAGTAACAGAAGCAATAAATATTTCATTTGCCTAATCCTATTCTACCCAGCAGTAAATTGACGATCCGGTCCGACAAGTCATCTGGCAAAAATTTGAGGAACCCAAGGGCGTATAAAGCCACACATCCGTAAACGAATATCTTTAAGCATAGGTCAAATGTCTTTTGGTACTCATTCATCTGCCACCACATCTGCGAGTCGTTGCACAAAAGTCCATCAATTCATTGATGCCGATTGCCACCAAAAACAAGACAAAAGCCACACCGCCAATGATCATGGCCAGCTCATTCATTTCATCTTCTTTGGCTTTGGCAGCTTTCTCTGCCTTCTTTAAAGCACTCAGTTCTTTGGCATCAGCAAGGTCCATCTCGGCCTGTCTGGCCTTGATCTTGTTCCAGACATCGATCTTGCCAGTCTGCATGAAGAGCATTTTTAGCTCTTCCTCAAAGGCTCTGGCTTGCTCCAGTGCCATCTCGATCTGCAAGGCCGTTCCCATGTTCGAGCCTTTGCCGGACTGCTTGGCTTGAAGCATGGCCTTTGTGGCCACGCTCTTTGCGTCAAACATCTTGCCAATCATTGGGGCAAGTGAGCCTAAATCGTTGGCCACCTTGCTGGCCTTTTTGACCATACTGATGGCGCTTTGTATCCCCGCCAGGGCCGTCATCGGATCAATCATTTCCTCTTCTCCCATTTGAGACAAACAACCTTCCGATTGTAGACATCACCAGTCCATGCCCACCTGGTGCATCGATATTCGGCAGTGGCTGCTAATAGGACCAGAGCATAGATCATGGCCAAAACGAAATGATGACAAAAAAGCACCAGAGCACAAGCGCGGTGATACAGGCCGCAGCAATGATTGCCACGGCCAAGTCTCTCATAGCCCGAATATCTTTTTGATAAATTCGGCAGCCACCCCTGGTCCAAACAACACCGCAATGATCACCGCATAAAGAAGATATTCAATCTTGGTCATGCGCTTGTCACCATCGCGCAATGACTTGTCGATGTTGTTGTATCTTTCAAGGCAAAGCTGCTCATGCGCTGATAGCTTGGCCTCAGTTTCTGTGATCATTTTTACTTCAGCCATGATTACTCAGAAGTTGGTGTTTCTTTAGGAACTTGCGCTTCAGCCTGTTCTTTAATCTTTACGATCAGAGGCCACACGCCACTAGACGATGGGAGGTTTCCCAATGTCTGTAATACAAAGTTGATTTCGTTAATGTCTAACTCTAGCTTCATGTTGGAGTACCAGATGTTTGAGCCAATTCAGCAGCAGCCTGTGCAGCTTCAGCAGCCAATCGTTTTGCTTCTTGTTCAGCAGCAATTCGTGCTTGCTCTGCCTGATAAGCACTAACAATTTCAGCAGTCCAAGCCGTATTGCAGATTGCAACGACATTGGCGGGAACGCCTGTCAGGTCTTGTGCGGGTGTGAGGCTTGAACGATGGTAGGTTTGGCTGATTTGATTGCCATCTTCCATGATGCGTGTTGCTTCACGATAGAGAACGATGCCGTTCTCGGTTACTGTGATTTGGTCAACAGTTGTGGTTTTGGTTAAAGACATAATTTTCCTTTTAAGTTAAGTGTCCGACTTGATAATCCAACCAAGTTAATTAAATTGTGTAAGTTCCATTTTTAAAATTTAAGATGTGTAATATGTTCCGCTAATTTGGACTAAATTTCCATACGCAGTTGCGGTTGTTAAGCTAGTTACAGGAAAATTTGCAGTTGTTCCACCTATTGCTGCTCTATACAACAAACGAATGTAGGCATTTGATGGTGGAGTGTTAGCCGCAATAGGAAAATTTGAAGCAAAATCATTAGCGGCTGACAACGCATAGGCGTTTTCATAAGAGGCAATACTTGTAAATGGCAAACCCGAAATGGATGCATCTCCAGTTGCGGTACTTACTGTAATTGCATCGGTAGAAATATAACAACTAAAACTAACAACATTACCTATTTTTGTATATTTTCCAAATTGGAATCTATATGTAATTGCTCCAAAAGACCCAGAAGAAGATGTATAAGTAGGTGTCCAAGTCCCCTCCTCATAATCATCTAGCGTATTAGCGTCTGATGATGCTGATTGAGTTGCGGGGAATGTGATGCCGTTTGATACTTGCAGAACACCGCCACCTGATACAGCACTCGTAGTCCCCAACAGGACTTTACCGCCATCTGGTTGCAAACTTAAAATTCCGTCATTTGCTAGTCCTTGGTCAACAGTCTGGAGACTAAAGACACGATTTGCGGCGGTAGCAGAACCAGCAAAGCTTCCTTGAAGAGCCGCATAATTCACAGCCTCATTTGTCCGAAGCAAACGAAAATTTATACCAGAACTAACAGTCTTTGCTGCGTTTGTAAAGTTTGTAAGTATTCCTATGTTACTCAGCGTAGTAAACGTACCAGCAGCTTGGGTTGTAGCACCCACAGTACCATTGATGTTTATAGAAGCCGTACCAGTAAGGTTAGTTACAGTACCGCTAGAGGGTGTACCCAATACACCACCATTGATGACAGGCGCACCAGATGAGCCTGTATTGACTGCTAGAGCCGTTGCAATACCAGTTCCTAGACCTGATACGCCTGTAGAGATAGGAAGACCTGTAGCGTTCGTTAAGGTTGCGCTAGTAGGTGTTCCAAGGATAGGAGTGACTAGGGTAGGACTTGTTGACAACACATTATTGCCTGATCCAGTGCTTGTGCCGACACCCGTGCCACCCTTGGTCACTTTAAGCAATGGGCCTGTATCAAACAGCGCGTCAATCAAGTCTAGGTCTGTATTAACCTTTGTTCCCCAGGTGTCAGTGGATGCACCAACTTCTGGTTTGGTCAGTAATAGGTTGGTCGTTGTGGAATCTGCCATTAAATGCTCCTTTTAGACTGGTGTCCAAGTCTCTGAATTATCCCCGATTGTGGCCCAAGTTTCTGCCGTGTCGCTGATTGCCGTATAGGTTTCTGCCGTGTCGCCAAGCACAGTCCAAGTTTCTGCCGTGTCGTTGATTGCCGTGTACGTTTCTGCCGAGTCAGGTATCGCACCCCAGCCAAAACCAAAGATTGTGCCAACTGACCCAGTGGCTGCATTGCCAGTGATTGCAACCGAAATGCTCTGAACAACACTTCCCACAGCTGCTGTGGCAGTGTTGCCGGTAATAGCTTGGAACGTGATGACCTCACTGGGCATCGTTTCCACAGCACCCGTGGCCGTGTTGCCTGTGACTGCCTTGGTAGATGTAACACCGACAGTGCCAGCCGCGCCTGTGGCCGCATTGCCGGTGGCATCAAATGCAGTGCCAGGCACGACAGTGCCAACTGCCAATGTGGCCGCGTTGCCTGTGACTGCCTGGCTTAATTCTGGGGCTAACGTACCAGCCGCGCCCGTGGCCGCGTTGCCCGTGATGGCAATGGTTATTGTGAGAGTAACTGTGCCGACATTGCCGGTCGCAATGGTTCCATCCTCTTGGACCGATATGTCAGCTAAGACACTACCGACAGCACCAGTGGCCGTGTTGCCACTGATGACAACATTGCCTATGCCGTAGACACCAAGGCCGTAATAGCCTGACCCATAAGCAGCCATGCCGCTGCCCCTTGGTTAAGCAATCCGGATTAGGCCGGTGCTTGCATCGTTAACGGGCATGGTCAGCGTGAACGTGCCAGCAGTGACTGTCTGTGATCCAAACGTGTGGACACTGACCGCCTTATTGCTTTGCGTGCTGTTATAGATTAAGACCGCATCAAAGGCTGTAGACAGAGTCACAGTCGTGTAGGCAATGCTGGCGCTGGGGGTCACAAAGGCCGTTGTGCCGCTGGTGCTTGGCGCAGTGCCAAAAGTCACAGTCACACCGCCTGCTGTGTAGCCAGTGCCACTTACTTCATTGGTGGCACTGTAGGCTGTGGTTGTCGCGTTGACTGTGGCGCTGGCCAAGTACAAGGCAGCCTTGAAAGTGTCGGCAGCAGTCGATCCACGGGTCACGCCAGTACCAAAGTTGTGATGGCCGACCAGCAGCTCACCCTTAAAACTTGTGCACATTGCTTGAGTGTTAGCCATATCAATCCTTAAATTGCTTGGGTTTCGCCTTCGGCAAAAACACCTCGTTTTAAAACCATATTCACAGACCGGTGAACCAATTCGCCATCAAGCCAATACTCAACCCAGTCCGTTGTCTCGGTATCGTTATCAACCGACCCCTCGCGCTTCTCAAGCAAAGAGTCATCCATCTCGCCTTTTGTCGTTGTCACAATCATGTTTTTACCCAAAAGTCTTTGCACGGGTTAGCAATGCACCACCAGAGGATGCACTGCGATCATCGGCAGTTTGTGAGTCGTTCAAGGCTCGCTCATAGAGTGTTGCCCACACTTGGATTCTCGCATCATCTTGCAAGTATGGTGCAGCCTGGAGCAATGCTCCATACAGATAAATGTCGGGGTTTGATGTCAAAAGCCAGTTGGTCGTGTTGCTATTTGATAACTTTGCCAACTTTGCGTAATAGGTCAGCTCGGTCGTGTAGTTTGCGTCTGGTGTTGGGACCAATCTAAACTGGCCACCAACAATGCCAAAGAATTTGGGCTTGCCACTTGCCGTGTACTTGGTCATCTCATTGTCCAAGGCATCAATGCTCAAGAATGACAATGGTGTCTCAGGGTTTGTGCTTGTGAGCTTGAGGGATTTTGTCTCTAAGAAGTCAGCAGGCACAGCGCCATATTGCGCATCAAAAGACGCATTGGCCCTGACAATCA